AGAAGTGGGGCCACGAGTACCAATTCACCAAACGTGTTTGAGCTATGAATCCCGAGAGCGCAATACAAGCGATAGAGGCCGTGCTGGCCGCATTCCAGCCGACCGATGCCTACGACGAAATGCGACTACGGAACGCGCACAATGCCGTTCGATATATCACCAACTGGTGTCCGCCCTTTAACGGACCCGAAACTGAACAAAAATGATGAACAAAGAACAACTTCAACTCTGCGTCCTGCGCGGGGTGACCGACAAGCTGGCCGACCTTGAAAGGCTCCTTCCCGAAACCTTCCCGAACACACGCATATCGGTGCTCGACTCCTACTACACACTCGCTGGCAACGGAGGGGATGGAGGACGGCGCGATGTGCTGTTCGGAATCCATCCGGAAGACGTGAATCCGTTTGCTATCCAACGCCTCGAATTTGGCATCAGCTGGTGGGAGGATGCACTCGACAACGAGTCGAGCCTCATCCCCAGCGCGGTCAAAGACAAGTACCCGAGGAAATGGTGACCGAATACAACGGCTGGCCCAACTACGAAACGTGGAGGGTCGCACTGGAGCTGGAACAGCCACTGACCGAGTGGGCGACTGCCTATTTGGACCAGTACGACGGACCGATGGAGCTGTTGGTTGGTTCCTGCGCTGGGCACGTGCAGGAGGAGACCTATGCTTGGGTCGAGTCCGTGATGCCTGACCAGCTCCCAACAGGGTGGGCGTTTGGATTTCTCGGCGAGGTGCAATGGCGACCCATTGTGACCAGCTTGTGCGAGGGCCATCCCCGCATTGTCGAGTTCGAGAAAGAAGTGCTTGCATACACACGGCAAAAAACGACGAACGATGTGTGACCAATGCAACGATATAGGTTCGCGCCGAACGCCTCCTAATAGCGAGGAAAAAGCCGAGTACGAGAAGATGTTCCGTATGCACGTGCGGGCAGCACGGAGATATGGAGAGAAGCTGGGGCATCCCAGCTCCTACGACGACCCTTGGGTGGCACTGGAGCTCACCCTTCACAAACTACAAACCGAGGCCGCCGAGCTCCAGCGGCTCCTCAACAAAACATTCAGCTGATGAATTTCGATAGCTATTGGTCGGAGGAAGCGTGGCGACAACACAACGACCCCACGTACCAAGATAGGTTTCCGACCTACGGGCTTGTAACCAAGTGGCCCGAACCCGATGAGAGCGTCGTGCGTGCGGACGTGGATGGTGTGACATACTACTGGCGAGCAGTGAGCGCGTTCAGCAACTTTGTCGGCAACCAATCCAAGCACGGCAAGACCATTGACAACGTGGGATGGCAAGGCCAACCCCGATGCCTGTACGCGGCCCAAGTAGCGTACATCAAGGGCGACCTTGCCCAAAGTGAAATCCCAGAGCAGTGGACAAGCCGCTTCTCTAATTTGAACCAATTAAATTCAACCAAATGAACAAGTCAAAAATTGACGAACTTGTCGGCAACGGCACGTGGGAGGGCCAGTACGGAATGATGTACTCGTTTAACATCCGATTGGAGGATGGAACCGAAGGAGAGGTGAACAGCAAATCCGAGACGCCGCCCTACGGGGTTGGAGACGATGTGTGGTACGAGGTCAAACAGGAAACGGCCTTTGGAAAGAAGCTGAAGGTCTCCACACAGGACCCAGCGCAACGACCCACGGGAGGGTTCGCTGGGGGAGGGCGCAAAAAGGAAGACCCCGCACTTCAGAAGCGCATCGAAAATTCTTGGGCGATTCAAACAGCTATCCAAGTGATGGGTCCGAAGCCTGACGAGGTGACGTTCTCCGCGTACTCACTGGTGGTGGAAGACACGGCCCTCTCGCTGTTGAAACTTCGTGATTCCATTAACCAATGAAGCAGGAGGAATCCAAACGTGAGTTCAAGGCCTACCTGCGACGGCTCTACGGGAGCCAAGCACGTATGGCCGACGAGCTATCCGTTACGCCAAACACCATCACGAACTGGGTGCAACGCGACCCGACACCGATGCTGGGACACGCTCCCAAAATCGTTTCCGAGTGCGACACGACGCACACGGAATTGATGGCTGAGGTTTTGTACCTGAAGGCAAAACTGGAGCGAGGTGAAACGTGACCTCTGCTTCAGCAGTGTGGCCGCCGAGAAGTGGGGGGTGGATGGGGCTGTGATGCTCCACCACCTCGCCTTCTGGGTATTCAGGAACACGCTCAATGGTGACAACCTTGTTGACGGACGTGTATGGACTTGGAACTCGGCTCGAGCCTTCGCGGGAATCTTCCCGTTTTGGAGCCCCGACCAAATCCGGCGCGTGCTCCGCAACTTGGAGAAGGATGGTGCGATACTATCGGGCCAGCACAATCGTCGCGGATACGACCGGACAAAGTGGTACACGCTAACGGACGAAGCCCTTGCCCTGTATGATTTTGAGAAACGCCCAAATGCAAGTGGGCGAACCGCAAAATCCAAATCGGCGAATGGCGAAATGCAAGTCGGCAAACCCGAACACCTATACCAGATTGCTACCAAATCTGATACACAGGTTATATACCCTTGGGAGGACGATGGATTCAAGGAATGTTGGCTCACGTGGAAACGTGACAGGGCAGAACGAGGAATCAAGAAGTACACGGCAAGGGGAGAGCAAGCGGCCCTCCACAAACTTGCCAAGGAAAGCAACGGCGACCTCTCGGTCGGAATTCAAATGATAAACCAAAGCATCGCAAATGGATGGCAAGGAATCTTTGCGCTGGACACCTCAAGGAAGCAGTCCAGCACTCAAATCGACCCTAACGCCCTCGTCTCTTGGGCTCATCGAGAGTCGTGACGCGGCACGTGTCGTGGTTCGTTCCCTCACCCCGCAATCGGCGTGGGTGCAGGGGACAAATCTGCAACGAGCACTGAAGGCGGATGGTCCGGTCATACGTGCGTGGTTGGCGGGTTCCCTTATGGAGCTGGTTAAGGCGTTAGGAGCACGCAACACGTTCGACAACCAAGAGCAGGTGTTCGACGCTTGCGATTCGCTCATTGACGAGTTCCCAGCACTCAAGATGGAGGAGGTCGCACTGGTGTTCCGTTGGCTCCGACAGGGCAAATTGGTCAAAGATTTGTACGGGACATTTCGGGAGCGGGAGCTCTTGGATGCCTTCCGCAAATATGAGGGCGACTATCGGGCCAGTGTGCTGGAGAAATCGCACCAAGTGGAGTACCACCATTCGACGCGTAGGCGAACAAGTAGCCAGCTGAAGGACGAACCTGCGTTCAAACCTATATTGGCTACGAAAGAAGACCTACAAGCTCTCGGAATATGGCCTACGGAATCCTCATCGCAATCGGAGTCACCTCCTTCGCCACCATCGGGTGGGAGTGGTACGTCTCCGCCCAGCTCCGATTGAGTGACATCATCATCTGCGTGCTGGCGTGGCTTGCCGTTGGTTTTGGTTAAGCGTAAATCGGCAGTGAAAGCCCTCGACGTTGCGTTCTCCAAGTGGGTGCGCGTGTCGGGGGCTGACCACGCAGGGTTCGCCGAGTGCTGGACCTGCGGCACCACCAAACATTTCAGCCGTATGGATGCGGGCCATTTCCAAACGCGGGCCAAGTATTCCACCCGCTGGGATGAGCGGAACGTGAAACCCCAATGCAAGCACTGCAATATGACCAACGGAGGTCATCAGTACGAGTTTGCTAAGCGGCTGGATGCCGAGTTCGGGCAGGGGACCGCTGAACAGGTCGTTATCGAGTCCAATCAAGTACGCAAGTACACGACGCAGGAGATAGTCGATTTAACGGCCTTATATCGCCGGAGGCTTCGGGACTTGGAATCATAACAGATTGTGAGTACCTTGGGGCGTGCTCGACAAGTACATCACGAACAACTACGACAGGCTCGGGGAGATGGCGCGAACCATTACCCGAGGAAGAGCTCCGGATTGGGAGGAGCTCCTGCACACGTGCCTCACAGCCTTGTACGAGAGCGACCGCGAACGCATCGAAGGTCTCATTGAAAGGCGTCAACTGCGATACTGGATGGCACGAATGATGATGAACCAATACAACAGCTCGACGAGTCCATTCCACTACACGTACCGAAAGCCCGCGGAGCGCATCCGCAAAGCTCACCACGATGTCGTAGCTTGGCACGAGGATACACTACCCGACAAGCTGGCTCGGGAAGAGCTCCATACTTTCGTTGAAGAAGCCCTCAAGGAGCTTCCATATTTTGACCGAATGGTGACCCGTGTTTACTACGACCACGGCCACAGCCTGAACACGCTATCCAAGGCCACAGGAATTAGTCGTACCACGTTATTCAAAGCCCTGAAACGCTCTCGCGATGCCATCAGACGACGATATGAAAGGACTGGGTGACCTCATCGACAAGTTCACCCAAGCGACAGGAATCAAACGCGCCACCAAAGCCATCTTCGGGGATGACTGCGGGTGCGAGGATAGGAGGAAGCTCCTCAACGAGCGTTTCCGTTTCCAAGCTCATATGACCGAAGCCGACAGGAACCTGTGGGAGCTCACCCTATCCGACTGGAAGAACTGGCGTGTCATTTCCCCCGACGTGCAACGCGAAGCCTTGAACCTATGGAATCGCTCCTCACGTCCGCGCAAACGATTTTCGCGCTGTTCACCCTGCGTCCGCAAGCTCTTTGAAGACCTCGAATACCTCTACAACCACTCCTGTGAAGACACTAATTAAACCCATCGGCGAGATTCGGAACAACCCGAACAACCCACGCACGATACGCGACGAGAAATTTGCCAAGCTCGTCAAGTCCATTAAGGCGCTCCCCGCGATGCTCGATGTACGACCATTGGTCTGCGATGAGGATTGGATTGTCCTCGGCGGAAATATGCGCCTAAGGGCTTGTTCCGAAGCAGGACTCAAGGAGGTTCCTGTCATCCAAGTCAAGGGATGGACGGAGGAGCAGAAACGAGAGTTCATCATCAAGGACAACGTAGGGTTCGGCGAGTGGGATTGGGACGTCTTGGCCAACGAGTGGGACGAACAGCAGTTGTTGGAATGGGGGATGAGCGTTTGGAATCCCGATGAGGTGAACCTCGACGACTTCTTTGAGGCACGTGATGGGGAGGACCCAACGACCAGCATCCAGCTCACCTACGAACAAGGCATCGGGGAACGTGTACGGGATGCACTCGCCGAGCAGGAAGGAACCAAGGAGGAAATCATCGCTCGCTTGCTTGGAATCCAATGAAGCTATACCTCGCCGCACTCGACAAGAAGGCGCCTTGGAGCTACGAAGCTGGGTCCAGCTACATTCTCTCCAGCTACTTCGACGTGATGAATATGAAGGGCTGGGAGGTTCCTCCGTGCAAGGGCTTCATTTTGGATAGCGGCGTTTTCACCTTCCTAACCAGCCGCAAGAAAGAGGCCGCCAATATGGACTGGGAAGCCTACGTCGATGCCTATGCGGACTTCGTTGTTAAGCACAAGGTCAAACACTATGTCGAGATTGATGTGGACAAGGTTTTGGGCTTGGATGAGGTCGAACGCTTGCGGGACCGACTGGAGAAACGTGTAGGATGGAAGTCGATGCCTGTATGGCATATGAATCGCGGATGGGATGGCTGGCTGAAAATGGTCCGCGATTACGAATATGTCTGTTTCGGAGCCTTCATCACCGATGGCCTTCGCCAACGCAACTTCTCACAAATCAACCACTTCATCCAAACAGCGCGTCGCCACAACTGCAAGACGCACGGCCTCGGCTTTACGTCCACCCGCTGGCTACCCAAAATCAAGTTCGACTCGGTGGACTCATCGAGCTGGACCTCCGGAGGACGCTATGGATACCTGATGCCGTTTACCGGCAAGGGCATCAAGTTCATCCGGAACAAGGACACGAGGGTCAAAGTACACCACAAGGACCTCGACAAATGGAACCTCGACAGCTGGATTCGCTTCCAGCAGTATGTCGACCAAGAACTCTAACGATGTGCTCAATATGCGGAGGGACGACCCTCGACGAATATGCGAACCGAGTCCTACGGCTATCCCAAGACCGAGGACGTGATTACACTGGACTGGCCAACTATGGTGGGAACTGGATAGCGAACCATCGCGCCACCCCAACCAATGAGGTCGAGTACGCCGACAGCAACCAGCCCTTCGGTACCAATGGCGGTGTGAAGCTGGTACACAATGGAACCATCGCCAACGACCGAGAGCTTGGGAATCCCGAAGGAAGCATCGACTCGATGGTGCTGGCGGCCGTTTTGGATTTCTCATCGTTGGAGGCCTTCGCCAAGTCGCTGAATATGGTGCGTGGTTCCTACGCCATCGCCGCCCTCCATCCCAATGGAGACATTTGGCTGGCGTGCAACTACAAACCCATTTGGTGGATAGAGAGGGAAGGAGAGCTCTACTTCTCCTCGCTCGAACGCCACTTGCCGGGACACGCCCGTCGGGTGCCACCCTACACGTGTTTGAACCTGCGTACACAAGAGTCAGTAGAGCTTCCGCGTGTGCAACCTGACCGAGCCCTTGTGGTTTGCTCCGGCGGACTGGATAGCACCTCGGTGACTGGATACGCAAAGGAGAAGCACGAGGAAATCACTCTGCTCCATTTCGACTATGGATGCGCGGCCACTGGACCGGAAGGATTGGCCATTGAGAGGATAGCACAGGCCTTAGATTGTCGTAGCGTGGTGATACCGCTGGATTTCCGGCCGTTTAAGGGCACTTCGACCCTGCACCAAGGGTCTACTATTGGAGGTGGTGCGAAAGCGGTGGAATTCGCCTTAGATTGGGTGCCTGCTCGAAACCTACTGATGCTGGCCCTTGCCACATCCTATGCAGAGGCCAACGGGTATGGCTATATCTATCTCGGGAACAACTTGGAGGAAGCGGGAGCATATCCCGACAACGAGGAGCAGTTCGTACTCGACTTCAACGCTTGCCTTTGGGGTGCTGTGAATAACGGATACAAGGTGGAGGTGCTCAATCCCCTCGGCGGTCTTATGAAACGCGAAATCGTATCCTTCGGAATCCAACACAACAGCCCCATCGAGCTCTCTTGGTCGTGTTACAACGACGGAGAGGTCCATTGCGGCAAGTGTGGCCCGTGCTATATGAGGAAGCGTGCCTTCAAGCGAAACAACCTACCAGACCCCACGATATATGCAAATTGAAAAACGATACCACTTCTATGCTGGCCACCGGAACAAGGAGGCGGGCGAGAAGTGTGGACGGCTACACGGACACACCTACGAGGTCACGTGCTCCTTTCGGTTCGACTTCATCGAAGCCAATAGCGGCGTGACAATGCTGTTCTCTGACATCGACGACAAGGTGGAACCAATCATCAAGTTCTACGACCACTACCTACTCCTCCACGAGGAGGACCAGCTCTGCGACGCGCTGGATATGCTCAACGAGCCCTACCGGAAACTGCCTTTCGTTTCCAGTGCCGAGAATATGGCCATCTGGCTTGCGAACCGCATCATCAACGAAACCCAATTGCCACTCGAACGAATCGAGCTGGCGGAAACTAAATCTTCCAATGTCACCTACCACCCTACCCGTCAGTGAAATCTTCTACTCGCTACAAGGCGAAGGAGCACGCACAGGAACGGCCAACATCTTCGTCCGGATACAAGGATGCAAAGCGAAAGGCGCGTGCTACGCTCTTGGAATCAAGTGCGACACCGAGTTCGAAAGCGGAACCGACCACACGCTTGAGGAGCTCCACACCCGCTTCAAGGAGATGGCTCCCGAGTGCACCAACATCATATGGACAGGTGGCGAGCCAGCAGACCGCATCGTCGATGAGGTAGCCGAGTTCTTCCACGAGCTTGGATACTACCAATGCATCGAGACCAGTGGCCTGTTTGCCGTGTCGTCCAAAATCGACTACGTGGTAGTGAGTCCCAAGGTGGCCGAGCACGTTGTCAAGAAGAACTTCACCCACATCAATGAGCTGAGGTACGTGCGGCACAAAGGCCAAGCCATCCCAGTTCCGAGCATCACAGCCAATACCTACTATGTCTCACCGCACTCCGATGGCTGGGACATCAACACGGAGAACGTGGCGCACTGCATCCAGCTGGTTAAGGAAAACCCAATGTGGAGGCTCTCCGTCCAAGACCACAAACTTTGGGCCGTCCTATGAAGAATCGTACCTACATCGTTACAGGAGAAATCCTACGTGCCCGCCTGAATAAGCTGCCGAACGGAATCTTCTACGGCGTACCAAGAGGCGGGACTCATTGTGTCAACCTACTACCCGAGGACCGACGGGGAGCCACACCAGAAGAGTCGGACTTCATCTTGGACGACTTGGTGGATAGCGGAGCAACCCGAGCCAAGTGGCAGGAGAGGTATCCAACCAAGCCTTTCTACGCGCTGTTCGACAAGACCAACGAACCTGACATCTCCGACAAGTGGTTGCAATTTCCTTGGGAGGACGAGAGCACCACGGACGTCCAAGACCATATGCGTAGGGTCATCCAGTCGTTCGATGATGCCAACCGAGAAGGCTTGCAGGAAACACCGAAGAGGTACATCAAGTTCTTGAGCGAGTTCCTGTCTCCACCCGAGTTCAACTTCACCACGTTCGACAGCGAGGGACATAGCCAAATGATAGTCCAGACCGGAATCCCGTTCTACTCATTGTGCGAGCACCACCTTGCACCATTCTTCGGCATTGCCCACATCGCATACATTCCAGACAAGAAGATTGTTGGGCTGTCGAAGCTGGCGAGGTGCTTGGAAACGTATTCGCGCCGATTCCAAAACCAAGAACGCATCACCGAGCAGGTAGCCGCCAAACTGATGTACGAGCTCTCGCCATTGGGTGTGGGTGTCGTACTGGAGGCCGAGCATCTTTGTATGGCGATGCGAGGTGTGCGGAAGCCCAACACCAAAACCCGAACCTCCGCCCTGCGCGGGGTATTCGAAAGCGAGCCGGAGGTGCGAGCTGAATTCCTAACCTTGACACGATGAAGACAGACATCAAGAAAAGAGCAGTGATTGAGTCACTGGAGAAATCCCTTGGCGTGGTCACGACGGCCTGCCGTGCGGCCGAAGTGAGTCGGACCCAATTCTACGAGTGGGTCAAAACCGATGCGGACTTCAAGTCGGCTGTGGATGCGGTCAACGATATGGTGCTCGACTTCGCAGAGTCGAAGCTCCACAAGCTCATCGACAACGGCAACGTGGCGGCGACGATTTTCCTACTCAAGACCAAAGGCAAGAAACGTGGCTTCGTGGAGACCACCGACGTGCAAATTACCTCACCTGACAAGCGACCCAGCTGGTTCGACTTCGAAGACTCAACCAACGAATCATGAACGAATACCTCTACCACCTCACTGGCCTCTGCGGAGAGCATTGGCACCCGAATTTCATCAACGTCACCTTCCTCGCGATGACTGCCATCCTGTGCTATCGAGCGGCGGCGAAATATGTCGATAGGTAAAAAAGATGATGGAAAATTTGGTTATCTCCTTCCCTTTCACTATTCGGTTGTAACTACTTGAGTATCAGAGAAGAACCACATCGGGTCAACTCAATACAAGTACGGCTCAAATGCTCGAAAGTGGCTTAAATCGAAGATAATCGTGCTTATTTCGAATGTCACCACAACCCCTGAAACAGCCAAAAACCTACTACGACTGCCGCCACTCGACGGCCCGTATTCAGGTGCATCAGGGTGGCACAAGGAGTGGCAAGACGTTCTCAATCTGCCAGTCGCTCATCGAGTGGTGCTCGCTCAACGAAGGTGGCGGCTGGGTGCTCACCATCGTGCGGAAAACGATGCCATCGCTCCGTGCTTCCGTGATGAGGGATTTCATCAACATCCTCGAAGGCGAAGGTTGGTACGACGACACCAACCACAACAAGAGTTCGCACCAGTACAATCTCTTCGGCAACCTCGTCGAGTTCATTTCTGTAGACCAGAGCTCAAAAATTCGAGGCCGAAAGAGAAATTTATGTTTCGTGAACGAGGCCAACGAACTCACCTACGAGGACTACCAACAGCTCATCCTTCGCACCACCGATGTGATGATACTCGATTTCAACCCCAGCGATTTCTTCTCGTGGATATACGACCGAGTGATACCTCGTGACGATTGCGACTTCTTCAAGACCACCTACCGAGACAATCCTTTCCTCGACCAAACCACAATCGACGAGATTGAGAGGCTCCAACACACGGATGAGAACTACTGGCGCATCTACGGCCTCGGCGAACGTGGCATCAACGTGGCGGCCATCTTTCCCAGCTTCGAACACGTGGAGGAGATTCCAGACCGCGCCAAGTTCGTATCGTACGGACTCGACTGGGGATTCACAAACGACCCCAGCGCACTGGTATCGGTACACGTGGACGGGATAGACCTATACCTCCAAGAGCACCTGTACGAAACGGGACTCACCAACCAAGACCTATCAGTGCGCCTCCGTGAGCACGTGGAGGGGCGACAGGAAGTCGTAGCTGATAGCGCGGAACCAAAGTCCATCGAGGAACTCTTCCGACAGGGATACAACATCAAACCAGCCAAGAAGGGTCCGGACTCGATTCGTCTCGGGATAGATGTGATGAAACGACATCGCCTATATGTGGTGGGGGAGGCTCCCAACCTCCTCAAAGAGCTTCGCAACTACAAATGGCGAACCGATAAGGATGGCCGTCAGGTCAACATTCCTGAGCTCGGTCACGACCACGCGATAGACGCGATTCGATATGTGTGCCTTAACAAACTGACAACCTCCTACTCAGGAAAATACTTCATCTCGTGATTCTCAATATCCCAACCTCACTCTCCGAGGTCAGTGTCGACCAGTGGATGGCACTCCAAGCCACCGACGACCCAATCAAGCACGTTTCCATCTTGTGCAACGTACCCGAGGACGTGGTTCGAAACATCGAGGCGAAATCTATGGACCGCGTTTCCGTCGTTTTAAGCGACTTGGACGCACCAGCCAAGAGCAAGTGGCCTCTGGTACCGAAGCTGACGATAGGCGATGCCCTATACGCGGTGCTGCCGAACATATCGGAGCTCTCGGTAGGCGAGTTCGCAGACCTCGAAACAGCTTGCCAAGATGTGGCTACCGACCCACGTCGCTTCCTATCAATCCTCTACCGACGTGTAGTGGAGGACCACAAGACCCTGTATCGGATAGCGGAATACACGGGATTCGAACCCGTGGAGCCGATGGGACAGGTCCCAGTGAGTGCCTTCTACGGGTTGCTCGATTTTTTTTTGACTATCGGAACCACCTTCACCAAAGCTTCTCTCCAATCTTTGAAGGAGGAGCAGGAGGCAAGCTCACTGAAAAGTGGGGCTGGTATGCAATCATCTATCATCTCGCCAATGGCAAGGCGCTGAACATCGATGCCGCCACCAACATCTCGGTAGAGGCCGCCTTCACGTTCTTGTGCTACGAACTGGACATCAGTATATCTAAACGAAACGACAATGCGAGCCAATCCTGATTACCAACCCCTATACGAGCTCCTGAACGCCTTTACGACCTTCGGAACAGCGCACGAACAAATCAACCACACACGTGTCGGCCCTATTGACGAGGTGGATATTGAGAAGCTGGATGCGGAACTCTTCCCAGCACTCTTCGTGGTGCCCGGAGGGATGACGCTCGACAAGG